CCACTTGGCTTTTCTCCTTGCTTTATATTGCAGAGATAAAGCCAAAAGTGAAGGCATATTTTGGCAGTGAGTATGATTTGTGAGCCATATTGCGGCAGTAAGTCGTTTGTATCGAATACAAGCCAACTATGGAGTGCTTTGCGCGACATTTCGCAGCAAAAGTCTCCAGAACTGCCACAAATTGCTTCAAAATCACCAATTTTACTGCCATAAAATGGTTCACAGACGCATCTGGAGTAGTTTCGGACTCCAAAGCATACGCACCGATGTCCGGATCACTCGCTCCTTCCGAACTTGCATTACAGGTTTCTGATGTAGGATGGGTAGACTGGCCTGTAATTTTCGGTTTGTGAAGCATAATGCGCCGGATTTTGCCATAATAGTCTGCAAATTTCACAAGGACATGCCCGATCTGAACAAAACGGATGCTCAGGCAACTGGTGCTGCAGGTCGTCGAGCATGACTATCGCGAGAGCCAGGCCGCGGTGAATGGTTGGTTGGTTGTTGGTTGCCATGTGTTAGAATCCTTTCGTGAATGCGACTTGTTTCAAACTGTGTTCACCCCACTGGCCCGAGTCACACCCCGGGCAAGCATTGCTTGCTTGCTACTTGCCGTTCGCACCTCCTTTCTGTAACTTGTCGAACGCACTCTGCAACCGTGGGAGCATGCCCGGTGTCAGTTCGTCATCCTCGACCCGCTTCCCCCACACATGCACCTTGAAAGCCGTCCATTGGTCGGTCCTGATACCCTGCTTGATGGTAGCGAGCTGCGCCTGCTCCGCTTCGGTGAATGCTGGCGCATCTACTACCTTTGCCTGAGCGCGGATAACCTCGTCAGCACTAGCGATACTAGGGTTATCTGGTGTGCCCGCATAGCCCGACCAGGCGATGGCCCGTCCGACTGCGCTTGTCTCAGCAGTCGCCCAGGGGTCGGCTTTCTCAGCAAAGTTGGTGCTATTCAGGTGCACCTCAGCGTTGCCAACGTAGGTGAGTCCATCGACGGTGAGCTGTACTCTCCATATCCATCCATCGCCCACTTGCACCGGCGCTGACTCCAACACCTCCAACACCTTCCCGGCTTCATGGAGCGCCTGCAGGCGTTCCGCCACTGTCGAATATTGCTTGACTTCTCCGCTTTTTGTCTTGATTTGAATGGTCATTGAATTGTTCCTTTCTGGCCAGGGCTTTCACACCCTGGCCACTATTTCAACTAGCGCATCGGGACGAGTCGCCCGCTCGGTGCGACTTCCATCTTGTGAGATGGCGTGAATTGCGACCGCTCTTTCCAGGCATCTTGTTTGCGAGCCTCGCGCTCCCGCTCCAATCGCCGCAGTTTTTCGATGTAGCTCTCAGCCGCGTCGAGTCCGGGTGTCTCGTCGGCTTCGGCTTCGTTTTTCTCGTCCTCTTCGGCTTGCATCGTGGCGACGATCTCCGAGGTCTGCTCGTCGATCTTGGCGGCGATGCGGCTTCGTCGGACGGCCAGGACTTCGTTGACGGCTCTTTCATGCTTGCATACGGAGTGGCTCATCGCCGGACAATTGCACTGCCAGCGGTTGCCAATCCAGCGCACTTGATACCAGATGTCTGAGAGGTCGGACTTCATGGTGTAGAAAACTTCATGCGTCGCCTTGTCGGTGCAGCGGCAGATGGCGGCTTGCTGGATGCTGGTCGGGACCTTTGCGGTTGCTTGCTTTGCCATGGTGTATAATCCTTTCTTGAGAGCCTTTAACTTTGAGTGGTTGTGGCTCATCGGCAGCGGCCCGTGTGGTCGCTGTTTGTTTTTGTTCGCTTCGGACTCGCTTCGTTTATTTTTCTATCCTCTTGTATCAGCTCAGTTGTGTCTGTGAGGCTTCGATTTCCTTGGCTCGTCCGGTATTCGATTGTTCAGGGGCTTTGTTTTTCTATCTACTAAGATTATACGCCTGTCGTATACTAATGTCAAGCGATTTATGCATGAATATCGGCAATTCCAGGAAAGTCATAGAATATCCGTCAAGCGTATTGACATACATTCTAGTTAGGCGTATACTTGAGATGACGGTATACGTCAAGCGAATAGGAAGGATAAAGGAGACTTGACCATGGCTCAAAGAGAAGAATGGATCGAGGTGCGAGAAGCCGCTCGCATCATGTCTAAGCGCAACAACCGGACGGTTTCACCCGATTATGTGCGGCTGCTGGCCCATAAACATCACATCAGATATAAGCCGAAGGATGAGCGGCAGAACTTGTATCTCAAGAGTGATGTGGAGGCGTACAAGATGAGGCCAAAGAAAGAAGTACCATCTGATGCCGCATAGCCAGCTCTGCTCGGCCAGCTTCCGACGCAACCGAGCAGAGCCAACAACGATACAAGAGGATTGTAGCACATGCAGGATGCACATGAGGATGAGTACTCAACATATCGGTTGAGAGACCCTAGGAGTGGGGACATTAAATACATTGGTATAACGAACGATGTGAAAAGAAGGCTCAGAGATCACACGCATCAGTTAAACAAGCTTTCTAATTCTAGGAAGGTCTCATGGATACGTGAGTTACGCCAGGAAGGACTCACACCGATATTAGAGCCTATAGATCGGCATCTCACTAAATCAGAAGCAAGAAGACGTGAACGCACTTTGATTTATCTCTATAGGCTCGATGGAATTGATCTCCTGAACAATGAGTTCGCTTGGATGAGGCGTGAAAGTACCCACATGTTAAATTTATATGCAAAAAGCACATATTTCAGATGAAAAGCATGTGCAAAAAACACAGTAGACACCGTGATGTGGATAATGCTATCATGCAGGCAGGCTCCCGCACTTTGTCGAGTGCATCCAAGGGAGGTACCAGCCAGCCATCGAAGTCAATTCAGGCATGGGCGAATACGAGAATAATCTTCTCGTATTCCCATGCCTTTTTTATTGTCATAAATAGTTCGTAGAACGGAGAAATCCCCGACCGGGCTCTAATTCTACTGAAAGCCTGACCAGGGATTGCACCATCACCATGAAAAGCTTATCATATAGTCACACAGGCGTCAATACTCCCCCTGCAATGCAAGAGTTGCAGGCCCTCGACCAGTGGGTGTGCTACTCCTACCCTGCTAAGATACCACTTAACCCAAAGACGGGCGGGAATGCCCGATCAAACGATAAAACGACATGGGGAACCTACGCACAAGCTGAGAAAGCCAGGGCAGGGAGCCAGGGCAAGTATCACGGCGTCGGTATCGTCGTCACCAAAGAGAACAACATCACTGGCATTGATTTTGATGACTGCATTTCTGGGAACACCATAGCCCCTGAGGTCGCCAAGTGGGTAAAGCGTTTCAATTCCTTCACCTATATCACACCCAGCGGGGCGGGTCTGCGGATACTGGTACACGGCTCAATACCCAAAGCTATCACGGCTGAGCCATTTGTAGATCACGTTGAAACCTACGATCACGGGCGCTACTTCACCATAACTGACAAGTACCTAGACGGGACGCCTGACACGATTGAAAGCAGGCAGGCAGAGCTAGACGAGTTCTATGAAGGGGTGCTCGCGAATAGACGCCCAAAGGCGAAGGCTTGCCGTGAGCTTGATAAGAAGATAGCCGAGCTGAAGGTGAGAGCGGCGCCAGGGCGCAACTCTGAGCTTTCTAAGGTGGCATTTCGCGCCGGCGTATTCGTCGCACAATGCGGATTGCTCCAAGACCGGATTAAGGAGTCCATTTGGAAGGCTTGTATAGCGAACGGGCTGGCTACCACTGAACAAGAGCCCTCGCTGCGAACGCTCAATTCACAGATACAGGCGGGGATAAGGCAGGGCGAATCAGCTACGGAGCTGCCGCGCTACAAAGCGGAGACTGCCGGCGCTACTAATGGGAATGGACAGCATAGCAGTAGCGCGCCAGACGCTGCCACGAATGAACGACCGTACAATCGCACTGACCTGGGCAATGCTGAACGGTTCGCAGCACAATACGGCGAGCGCGTGCGCTGGTGCCAGGTCTGGAATAGTTGGCTTATCTTCAACGGAAAAGCCTGGGAACAAGATAGATCGGGCAAAGTTGACCGGCTCGCTAAGGCGACGATTAGATCAATCTACAGCGAAGCAACCCAGGAACCCGACAAGGCGGAGCGCAAGGCGATAGCCAGGCACGCCCTCGCTTCAGAGAGTAGCCGCGCCGTTCGCGCTATGCTTGACCGTGCAAAAAGCGAACTGCCAGCAACACCCGATGAGTTCAATCAAGCGATTCACCTGCTCAACTGCAAGAATGGTACGCTTGACTTGCGCACCGGCGAGCTGCACCCGCATAGCCCTGCCGACATGCTTACCCGCTGTCTGAAGATTGACTATAATCCGCTCGCGCCGTGTCCTAAGTGGCTGCAATTCATTCAATCCATCTTCTCTAACGAGTCCTCGCTTATTGCCTTCATACAGCAGGCGCTGGGTATGTCGCTCTCAGGCGACGGAAGTGAGCAGTGCCTTTTCATCTGCCACGGTGGCGGCTCCAATGGGAAAACAACGCTGCTTGAAGCCGTGCGTATCATCCTGGCAAGTTATGGCCTGGCCGCCAACATCGAGACGTTTCAGATGCATAAGGGCGAACGAATAAATAACGACGTGGCGGAATTATACGGCGCTCGCTTTGTGACTGCCGATGAGAATACGTCTGGAAGCCGACTCAATGAGGCTTTCATAAAAAAATCTACCGGCAAGCAGCCGCTACGCGCCAGGCGCTTACATGAAAACGAATTCGAGTTCATGCCTGAGTTTACCGTATGGTTCGCAGTCAATCATAAGCCAGTGGTGAAGGATACCAGTAAGGGCATGTGGCGGCGCGTTCACTTTATCCCGTTCGCTGTCACGATTGAGGGCGACCAGATAGATAAGCACCTGGGCGAGAAGCTCTTAGCAGAGTCTGAAGGCATACTCGCATGGTTGGTACAAGGATGCGTTACCTGGTATCAGCAAGGTCGGCTCAATGTCCCTAAGATTGTGCAAGATGCAACACAGTCCTATCGCGCTGAAATGGACCTGGTAGCGCGTTTCCTAGATGAGTGCTGCGAGATAGCCGCAAACCAGGAGACGGGTGCAACAAAGCTCTATCAAGCATACAAAACATGGTGTGATGAAGGCGGCGAGCGATGGGAGACACAAAACAATTTCGGGGCTCGTCTAACAGAGCGAGGATATAAGAAAGAGCGAACGCGCAGCGGGTATGTGTATCGCGGTGTGAACCTTGTGAACCTTGTGAACCTTAAGTCCGATAATTTCTCGCGAAGTGAAAATACAAACCAAAAAAGTGCAACTAAAGGTTCACAAGGTTCACAAGGTTCACAAGGTTCACAAAAAGACTGGTATTGCATCACCTGTGGCGCTGGCGTTGAGGACTTCTCGCGTGTTGATGTTGATGGCACGGTGCACGAACAGCCCGATGTGCCTTACTGCCTGGCGCACAAACCTGCCGAGCCTGAAATGGAGGGAGCACCGTGGTGAGCAACGATACAACGCAGCCCGCCATGCTGCGAGCGACGACCGCGCCAAAGAAAAGCACGGCGCGGTACATCTACCGCTCGAAAACGTACAAGGAGCCGCCGGCCGACTGGCCCGCGCCCAAAGAGCCGTGTTTCGCATGTAAAACGGACTATCCGAAGCAGCCCGCGTCCTGGGTGTGGGCCTGCTATGAATGGAGGTGTGCCAGAAAACATGCATGATCTCGACGAGCTTTCACAGCATCGACACCTGCTGATCGTTCAACTAGCAGGCAGGTGTGCCGACTGTGACCGCTTCGTCACGATGAGAGAGCACTGTCTCTATTGTGGGCGCGCACTCTGCGAACGCTGCCGTATACCATGCCTCGACGGGCGGTACTGTAGGGGCTGCTACGACGAACTGATACTGGAAGCCGGTTGAATGGAGGACAAGACCATGGGGGAAAAAGGCACGACGACCGCGCCTGCCATCTCCTATTTTGATGCAATGCGTTACGAGATCGAACCGGGGCGTATGGCCTGTCAGATGCAAGCCGAAGAGTTCGGCGCCAAAGCAGCCGACCCGGAGGGCATACGCGCAAAAGTGAAGGACTGCGATATGCTGTATTTTTCAGATCGCTGGTTTGCTATGTTGTGCCTGATCGAGCTTGAGGTGATGTCAGGATGACCTTCCGTTCGCTTGTGTGGTATGCTTCCATCAAACAATGGAAGGGAAAGTCAGTCTATGGGCGCAAATGGTCATCTTTCTATCAAGCAAGGACTCTTCTTACAGGCGAGGCTGGCAGGGCACAATGTGCTTGCATCCGCCAAAATTGCCGGGGTATCCGAAACACAAGCGCATCGCTGGCTCAAGCTGGAAGCGTTTCAGCAGGCCTATAAGACCGCCTCCGATGAATTGTTCGAGAGTGCGCTCGACGAGCTGAAGATCGGCATGAGCGAAGCCATCGCCGGACTACGCAAGCATCTCGGCGCCGATGTGGAGCCGACTGCTGCTACACAGATGGTGGCGATACGCTGCTGGATTGAGCAAGCCATTGCCAATCACAAGACGGCAGAGCTTGAAGAGAGAATAGCAGAGCTTGAGAGGCTGATAGCACAACCGCGAGGGAAAGATTGGAAGGTGGTATCGTGAGCACATTCAGTATGTTCAGAGCGGTGCAACGCCTGGAAGCAGCTACAGGACCGAAAAATAGCGATGTCACGCCTTGCCTGATTCCGCCTCCTGACATGCCGCTCTTCAACGAGCGCGAGCAGGCACAGTTGCGGGAGCTGGAGCGCAAGATAATCCCCTTTATCCCTACCGGGCCAGGAAGTGTGATCTCCGAGTTAGGAGGTCCGTACCTCGCGTTGTTCGCTATCTGCATGCCAGTTACCATGGCCTTTGAACGCATGGGCATACTTGATGAGGTCTGGGAAGCTCTCACCTCGCATGAATGTTGGATACTGCCACGCTGGTGGCATGTCTACAAAGATTTGATTGTGCCAGGCTCACCAGAAATGGTCGCACACTGCCGCCGTCACATTCTGGACACCCGGGAGGAGCTGATAGAGCGATTTCTGGACATCGACTTTGCGAACGTGCCAAAGGAGGCATTCTATCCGTTCAACGCGTATGGCTATAGGCCACTGCAAGAGCAAATAGCGGCTCGTCGTTGGGTGGGTTTTGATTGGCATCGGCTCGAACAGTGGGTCGACTATGCAGAGGAGCACCAGCTGTCATGCGGAATGTGAATTCTCTCAGCAAGCAGGTGAATGACTTGCTGGCAAAACTTGAAGAGGAGCAGCGACGTCGCGATGCACGCGCCATCGTGATCTATGACCCTGCTACCGGCATACCATTGCCCGGCTATGAGCCGTCGCCATCGGCTGTTGCTATCGTCTATTTACCGCACAACAAGAGGTGAAACACATGTCAACCCTGAGTGAATTGCTTCCCTATCTTGAGCAGGGCGCGACATTGCGGTCAAGCCGCGGTGAGTCGCTTCGCCCATTGCCAGGCGGGCGCATTGAATGGCTGAAAGCAAAGGGCTTCAGGTTTGAGGCTGAAGTTATCAGCCTGGCTGAGGTCAGGAATATACACGATGTGTGGGATTGGCACGTGATAGGCGGTGTGCCACAGCAGGAGCAGCGATGAGCACAGCAGACGACCAGGCGCGCCTTGAGCACGTGGCATGCTTGCGTGACAAAGAACTGTTTCGCATGCTTCTTCTCTTCGAAGAAGTGAGGGAAACCTGCGCGATTATTTGGCCGGGGGCGTTGCTGGATGAATTGTCGCTCGACGACATCCAGGGGATGTTACGGGCTGAACTCGACAGGCGAACGGCCGCGAAAGGCGCGCCGTAGCGTGGTATAATGAAGGTGCTAGTTTGTGTGACAAAATGCCCCAACCGAAGGTGGGCTAGCCCGAGACTCGGGAGAAAACGTCGGTGGCTATCAGGGATGCGTGACACGCGTCCGGGGATAGCAAAATGGATGAGACACCAGGCGCGTCACTCGGCACCCTGGTGTCGAACCATAGCTAAACAAGCACAACAATAAATAATTACACAAGAAGACTGCTCGCGGCTGCGCAAAAGCTACAGCAGTCCACAGAGAACACACCGCAAAAGGCGCGACTTCAGTGACACCCTTTGGCACGTAAGACAACACGGCCAAAGGGAACAGCCTCAACACTTCCCTCTTTGGCTCCAAGCAAAAGGAGCAAGACATGACTCGGTATCCCAAAATTGCGCGCAATTTTGAGCGGAAGGATATCGTTGGCAATTTTAGCGCCACCGATGACGCCACCGGTACATTCACGGGCTACCTCTCAACGTTTGGAGGTCCCCCAGATCGGCAAGGCGACGTGGTGTTAAAAGGTGCGTTTCGTCAGACCATAAAAGATGCTGTCGCCAGGCGTTCCCAGAATAATCTCGACTATTTGTGGCCATTACTTTACGGACATTCGTTCGAAAGTTTACCCATCGGGGGAATAATCTCAGCAGTGGAAGACAGCCACGGCTTGCTGATACGCGCCAAGCTGGCCACTGAAACGAGCATGGGCCATGATGTCTATGTGCTCGCAAAGCAAAAAATGCTGACCTCGATGTCGATCGGATACAAAACCATTCACAGCCAATGGCATAAAGACGCAAGCGGGCAAGCGATTCGGGAACTCACCGAAATACAATTAATTGAGGGTTCTATCACAGAAATCCCCGCGAACGAAAATGCGCGCATTTTGAGCGTCAAAGCAGGAGGCTATTCCATGCCAGGCAAATCGTTCGAGACGGATTATCAGCAGGCGCAATGTGAGGATTGGTGCTGGGATGATTTTTCTACTCTCACCTCAGCACTCAGATCGTCTCTTATCAACTTATTCATGACAAGCGATAATCCATCGGCTGATCTTCAGTCACAGGTGCTGGCAGCCTTCTCAAGTGCATTGATAGCCTATGTGGCCGAAGGTGTCGCGTTGGGTGTTGGTGACTACCTGTCCGAGCAGCAAAACAGCTCCGGCATGGATATGATGAGTGCATCCGGCGCGTATGATGAGAAAGCAGGCAGGACGCTATCAGCTCGTACCAGGGCGGCCTTATCCACCATCGCGAATGGCATCACGTCTCACGTCCAGTCAATCCAGAGCACCGTAGAAAAAGAGCGGGCTGCGGCTTTGCAAGGGTTCCCGCTGTACTCTGCATCGGCTCGCCCTGAGCTTTCCCGCAAGGCCATGATGGAAAGTAGCCACACCGCCATTGGAGCAGCCACATCGGGCATTATGACCCATGTTCGTTCGCTGAAATCGATGGCGTACGAAGCGAGGCGACAAAACGATCTGCGAGGCTGGCCGATTGTGCGATCGCGCAGCTCCGCCGATCTCGATCTTGAAGAGAAGACGCTCATTCGCGAACTCACGGCATCATTACGCGAAACGACCGAGAGCATGGAGCGAGACCGCGATCCCGCTGTCCAACATTTGCGGGATCTGCGCGAGTCCTTGCCCAGCAGTCGCGCTGGCGGACCGACGACGCAGCAGCGGCTAGAATCGATGCAAGCATCATTGTCGGTTGACCTGGCAATGAGGGCGCTCCTGGAAAGCGAAAAAGACTAGCCGGGCAGATAGACACCTTCCGGTTTTGCGTGTTCTCCTTTCTTGCGTACAGCCGCCAGCATAGCGGGACTGAGCCCCCGGTGCTGGCGGCGAGATAGAGGTTTCACGGAGGTATATAAAAATGTCAGTGACAGCTGCTCAGCTCGTGGCAAGGGTAAACGTCGAAGGCGTGTCGCAAGGGAAAGCGGAGCTAGACAAGATGAGCGGCGCGGTCGAGCATACGAGTGGCGGCTTCAAGTCAATGCTTGGCAATGCCTTATCGTTTGCTGCTGGTCAATTTGCATTTCAGGCTGTTGGCACGGCTGTAGGCTTCCTCTCCGGTCAGCTGAAAGATGCTTTTCAGCAATCAATGGATGCTCAGCAGGGCATGGCAGAC